AGTCCAGTCAATATAGTTATCAGTAGTTTGTAATTCTAAACTTGGATTAAACAATACAAGTAGCTGTTCAAGTATTTGTAATTTTTGATCTGCGTTAGCTGACCAGATGTCACATTTCATTGTTAGTTTAAACGGAGTAGGCATCATACGTTCAACAGTATAATTTTTACCTTGGCCTACAGTATAAGTTTCTTGGTCAATATCGCGTTCTCTAAAATGTAACTTACCAACAAACGTGCTATCACTTAATCTTGCTCGGTCAATATCTAAAGCTGAAATATATACGCTAATACGTGGCGTAGAATTAACTACGTTTTCTGAATTTTGACGTAAAATGTTAGCTACTTGTTTGTCAGCATCGCCGTACATTACTGGAATACGCACAAGAGTACCGTCCCCGTATTTTACACTAAAATTACTTAGCACACGAATTGTCTGTGTTAGATATCTACGGATTTGTCCGTCATAAAAGTGAAGAATAATGATACAACGGTGTTAAACCGAAGCCTCCAAAATATATTGCTTCATTATAAATCCGCCTTTGGTCTAAGAGCCTTTGATAAACTCTGTCTTACTTCTTCTTTATTATTGTACAGTCCAACTTGCCATACTTCTGTATATGGAATTGTCTGTTGCGTAGTTGGATCTAATAAATTAGTCAATGGTAATGTGATTCTAACCTTGGCAACTGAGTCTACTAGATAACTAGAAATTAATACTTGATCAGGATAGTCAGCTATAGTAAATCCAATTTCTGTAATGGACTGTTTAATCATTATATATGGCGCTTCAATATAATTTATAGTCGTATTAATTATATGAGATCCTTCGGTTAGGCTAACAGCATCAACAGCAACTTGTTGATTATAAATTGCGTCAGCATTATTAATAAAGCTAGTTTTTAATGTTTGACGTGCATTATTGTTAGTCATTGTCATGCGAACTGCATCTTCAACTTTAATCCAACGATTTTGTTCGTATCTAAATAGCCTGTTAGGTAAAAAATCAGTACGCAAAAAGAAATCATCTTGTTGTGCGCTTTCTGGGAATTGAATGCCGTGTCCAAAATCGTATCCGTTAACTGGAAAACCGTCACCTACTAAGTATCCAGTGTAACCTGTTCTAACTGGTCTAGCATTACTTTCTTGTGCGGTGACAGTAGTGTTACTAGCATCAAGACTAGTTACGTCAGCAGTATTTAAAATAGGTTTGCCTAAATTATCAACTGCTAGCGTATAAAATTGTCTAGTTTCATATCCACTCTTAGGAGCATCTGCTTCTGCTTGAGCCACTACAATGTCGTTAACTGCTAATTCTTTGTTATGGGTACTCAACAAATCGCGTAGCGTTTGCCCAGTCGGGTTTCCACCGGCATCTAATAACGGATCACCGTTGGCATCAACTACAGGTTTGTTAAAGATATCAGCAAATTGTTGATTGTCTGTAACTTTTCTAAGTTTTAAACGATATAAATGTGGATACCAAGTACTACTAAAACCTTCACTAGCACGGCCCACATCTTCAATGACATAGTAGCGCGGCAGTCCTACTTCAAAATCATTTAACGCAAACTGATCACGTAAATGCGGCATCTCCATTACATCACCACTAATAGGTTTGCGTCCAATGTATTTGATAAAATCGTTAATATGTACAGTCATAAACAATGTGTCATTATCTATAAACAATCCAAATTGACTTAAATTAAAATCAATATTTTGTACATTGTATAAACCGCGAATTCTGTAGATTTCTGAATCATACTTGCGATCTCTGTTTTCTAAAAACAGTAGATCCTGTATGTTAGTTACAGCCGTGGTGGCATAATGCGGCTGATCAGCCGTAGCATTAGCTTCGCTAGTATTAGAACCAATATATTTGTGTAGGTAAACATCAGTTGCTCCTACCTGAAACATCTCAGAAATCTGGCGATCTATAAACTTGTAGTCTTGCCCTCGTTCGGGCTTGTATAGGGATAAGCGTGGCATATGATATTTATCGTTAGCTAAATATGAGTGGAGAACTAATATGTCTGATTCTACATCTTTAATTGAACGAAATAAGGTATTTGACTACGTGCGCGACATGCTAGGCGACGGCATGGTTGAAGTAGAGCTAGATCCTAAACATTACGAAACAGCACTAAATCGTGCTATTAATCGCTTTAGACAACGTAGTAGTAATAGTGTAGAAGAAAGTTATAGTTTTTTAGAACTAATTCAGGACCAAAACGAGTATCGTTTACCTGATGAAATTATTGAAGTACAAAGCGTATTTCGTAGAGCAATTGGCTCACGTAGCGGGTTAGGCGCAGGTGGAACATTGTTCGAACCATTCAACTTGGCCTACACTAACACCTATTTAATGAGCGGCAGTATGATGGGCGGGTTAGCAACATACGAAATGTTTGCCGGATATCAAAAATTAGTAGGTCGAATGTTTGGTAGTTACATTGAATTTAAATGGAAACCGACTAGCCATACTCTAACAATCCTCCAACGCCCATTTGCTCAAGGTGAACAGATCCTGTTGCGCACACACAACTATCGCCCAGACTATATCCTACTACAAGACATATACGCCAAACAATGGTTATATGATTATACTCTAGCAGTTTGTAAACTAATGCTTGGAGAAGCACGCTCTAAGTTTGGATCTATTGCTGGCCCCGGATCCGGAGGCATCACATTAAATGGTGCGGCATTACTGTCTGCCGGCAAAGAAGAACTGACTAACTTAGATAAAGAATTAGCAGAACTAGTGTCAGGCGGTACCCCGATGACATTCATTATTGGCTAACAAATAATTTGACCTTGTAATAAAACTGTTATATACTAGCACTATATTAGGGGTGCTATATGATTATAGGTGTGTGCGGTTTTATTGGTTCCGGCAAAGATACTATTGCCGATTATCTTACAAATTTCCATGGTTTTAGACGAGAAAGTTTTGCCAATAGTTTAAAAGATGCAGTGGCGCATGTATTTGGTTGGGATCGAACCATGCTAGAAGGGCGCACTAAATCAGCCCGAGAATGGCGCGAACAAGTAGATCCGTGGTGGGCAGAACGACTCAACATGCCTAATCTAACTCCACGATGGGTATTACAGTATTGGGGTACAGAAGTTTGTCGTAATGGGTTTCACGATGACATGTGGATTGCCAGTTTAGAAAACAAACTACGTACTAGTACTGACGATATTGTTATCAGCGACTGCCGTTTTCCTAACGAAATTAAATCAATTAAAGATGCCGGCGGTATTGTTGTTCGTGTGAAACGCGGTGAAGATCCAGCATGGTACGATCATGCTGTGGCAGTAAATGCTGGTGATATTTCTCAGCGACGATATCTGGATAGATTTGCTATTCATGCTAGCGAAACAGCGTGGTGCGGAACCAAATTTGACGTAGTGATTCCTAATGATACTACTATCGATGATTTATTTGAGCAAGTTAAAGATCTGGTATCAAATCACCTTGTTTCCACTTAATACCTTCTTTGTGTAATATCCGCTGACAATTAGCACATATTGTTTTTAAGTTTGTAGGCCTACAGTTATTTAAATCGCCGTCTACATGGAATACCGCAAATACTTCTTTATGCGAACTCTTAAATCCGCATTTGTCACAGGATGATTTAGGTCGATATCCGGATGTAAACCATCTGGGTAATTTAACTCCTCGCGAGCAAGCACCACACTGGCTTCTATAATAAGGTTTACCTAATTTATAGTAGTTAACAGCAACAGGTCGTAGTCCGCAGTCACACAATGGTCTCATATTTTATTTAAGCCTTTTTAGAACCTTTTCTAGACTGTATATCATATACAAAAAGCCAAAATCCACTAAATACAATTAGAAATAGTATTCATTGGAGATCACAAAATGGCTCAACTAAGTTCACCAGGCGTAGCAGTTACCGTAATAGACGAAAGCTTCTATACACCTGCCGCACCAGGTACAACACCTTTAATTATCGTTGCCTCTGCTGAAAGCAAGCAAAACGGATCAGCAACCGGAATCGCTGGAGGTACACTTGCCGCTAACGCTGGCCAAGTTTATCTACTAACAAGTCAGAAAGATTTAGCAGACACATTTGGTACACCTGTGTTTAAAACTGATGCTAACAACAACCCTATTCATGCTGGCGAACAGAACGAATATGGTTTACAAGCGGCATACAGTTACCTAGGTGTAAGCAATCGTGCGTATGTGGTACGTGCTAATATTGACTTGAATCAACTAGATGCATTAGCTGATGCTCCGCTAGGTGAGCCAGAAGACAACACATACTGGTTCGACACAGCATCGACACAATACGGTATTTTTGAATGGAATAGCGCCAGCGCAAGAACAACTGGCGGCCAGACATTTACAATTAAATATCCAACTGTTATCACATCAGTAAGCAAATTATCAGACGGCGCAGGTAGCGCACCACGTGCTAGTATTGGCTACGTTGGCGACTACGCAATTGACGCAACTACTACCGTAAATACTGTATACTTTAAAAATTCTTTTGGTTTATGGGTAGAAGTTGGTAGCTCAGACTGGGTAGCAAGTTGGCCAGCAGTGACTGGTACACAAGCTCTACCAACATTAGGTGTTGGTAAGTCTATCAAAATTAACACTAATGTATTTGATGATCCGGTTAACTTAGCTGGTTTAATTACAGCCATCAACGCAAGTGCTCCATTAGGCGTGCTTGGTATCAGTGCTGAAAATGTCAATGGAAAGTTAGCACTATATAGTGATAGCACAACTATCCATATAGAAGCACAGGGCGGCACTGCTGGCCTATCAGCATTAGGCTTAACAGCAGGTTACTATGCTCCTCCAAAGTTAACTATTGCGCCACACACAAGTGTTCCACAATACAAAACATTCGACTCGACACCACGTCCAACTGGTTCAATTTGGATCAAAACAACTGAACCAAATAACGGAGCACGTTGGAGAGTTAAGAATTATAATTCAGCATCTGGTGCTTGGATTGAAAAGGCAGCGCCTTTATACGCAAACAATCATGCTGCATTGGCCAGTTTAGATTCAGCAGGCGGCGGCATTAACTTGCCTTTAAAAACAATCTACGTACAGTATAATACAGACGAAGGCGGCATGAATCATACTGGCCCACAACTAGCTAACTTCAAATTATTCTATCGTGCCGGTGTTGGCGCAACAACTATCCAGTCTGTGAATATGTCAACTAGCCCATTTACTGCCGGCAGAGATGTATCATTTGTTATCTCAGAAAGTTTAACAGGTTCAGCAACATTAAGTAGTCCGGCTACTATCTATTTTGTAGCATTAGGGCCAACAGCTGGCTCTGCTGACGCTGAAGAA